AACAAATTAATTCAAAATCTTCTTGAACTTCATTACGTTCACCTTTCTTTACTAACGAACCTACACCACGAGATGAAACACCCATAGTTACACCTTGTCTCATAAGATTTGCCGCTTGGTCACCTGGACAAGAAACAACCCCTTTTTGATGAAAACCTGGCGAAGTTAGTAATTTTAGTTTACCCATTAAAACATTACCTTCCCACCACATATCAGTAATTAAATGTGAGACACGGTCTAAATCAATTAATGATGATTCAGGGTGGTTAAGTTCAGAAATAGATAACCCTTTTTTTATTGCCCCTTGATATTTTTCAGCTTCTCTTCTTAAAATTTGTTCAGGGTAAATTCTTCCATTTCTATTTGGGGTGTCGTATTTCTGTAATACGGCATAGAACTCGAAAGGTTTAGAATGGTCTAACTGACCATACGATTCTTTTATAATGTCGGCGTTACGTTTATCGTTTGGGTTTATAAATCCAGCGTCCCACTCGATTAAAATTCCTTTACCCGTATCATTTGGTCCTAATATTTTCATATCTTTTTATTTAATAAATATGTTATATTCCTAAATGAACATCCCATTCATTTGTTTTAATGGGTGTTACCCTTAATATTTTATTTATTTCGTCACTAATAAACATTTTATATTTATATGCCAACTCACTATCATCACCTTCCCCTGACCAAAAAACATAATTGTTTGCAAATTCAGTAACATCCTCTCCATTATACCTTACTTCACCAATACTTACATGAATTGTAATATCCTCATCTTCAATACTACCTTCCATAAAAACTTCACTTGGTATCACAACTGAATCTTTGTAACCATATTTATATATCAACTTTTTAGGGTCAATCAAATTATTAAGATTATCTAAAACTGTATTTGCTTCAAATAATCTTAGTAATTGATTTTCTGTGATAATAACTTTCATTTACTAGTTTTACTATAAATAGTTTAAACTGACTGTTTTTTAGTTTTATGTAAAATGAAATGTTGTGATTTCATTAATGGATAACCATATATTGTGTTTACTATTTGTTTTATTCTATCCCTTAATATTATAGATTTAAAGTCCATGTGTTCTTTTAAGAATAAAGTAATTTCTAAATTCATAAAACTTCTTTTACCTAATTGAATTCCACTACTCCTTAAATCTAAATCTACAATATTATGTTTTTCAAATATTATAGGGTCCACCACCTCTAATAAGTGATGTTTTATATTTCTTTCTAACATACCTGTTGTTCTTGACCAATTACTTACATTTACTGTAGGTTCAACCCAACTCTGTATTAGAACATATACTGATTTTAATTTTTTTGCATCAACTGTTCCATAACTGCATTTTGCATGTTCGTATCCCTGTAATTGGGACGTTTTTCCTTTTTTCATATAATTTCATAATTCTAATGTTTATTTACACCAAAAATATAACCATAAAAAGGGTGGATGTCAAAATATTGACTATTACAATATATTTATTTATAATAGACAGTATATGTTAATAATCAAAGTTGGAAAAAAAGAAAATATAGAAAGGGCCCTTAAAAGGTACAAAAACAAAGTTTACAAGACTAAGCAATTGGATAGGCTTAGAAGTGAAAAAGAATTTACAAAGAAATCATCCAAACGAAGGAAACAAAAACAAAAAGCCATTTATATACAAAAAATAAAGGATTCAGAAGACTGAATCCTTTTTTTATATCTAATATTATAAACCTTGTTCTAACTGTCTTAACTTATATAAAGAAACTAAAGAGTCTTTTGTTTCATTAATCCTTTCAATTGTTTGAGTAACTTTTTGTTTTAAATCCTCATCATTAGATTCATTTACTTTTTCGGATAATTTTTCTAAAACAATTTCTTTTGATTTTGTTATCTCTTCAGATAATTGACTTTTGTTTAAGGATAAAAGATTTTTCAATTCTTTCTTATCCTCTTCACTAATATTACCATATTCTTTGTTAAACGTATTAGTTGCAATTTTTAACATTGAACTTAAAGGTATGTTTAAAGATTCAGAAACAGTTACATTTTCTAAATTTTGACCAATTAAATTCTTTATATTATTTTTACATTCTAAAACTTTTTCTAAGTTCTTAACTGATTTACTATATACTACAGTATCAATATCAGAATATTCGTTAGTTACATTTTTGGTAACATTTTCTGAAATCCACATGTTAAGTTCTTTTAAATTTTTAGATTCAGATACTATGATGTTTTTAATTGTTTCAATACTTTCGTTAACATAATCATCAACAATATCCTTTGAAAGACCTTTTTTCTTACTTAGTTCATCGTACAAAAAATACGCTTCGGCAAGTTTTTCATTCTCTATTATATTCTTTTTGAAAGATTTCATGTGGTTCTTAAATGAACCTTTACCATATGACTCAGTCATTAAAGATTCTATATTTGATTTTATTTGTCCAAATTTATTCATAATCTTTTTTTATTATAAATATTAGTCATCTAGTAATGTTTTCAATTCATCTTCGATTTTACCTAATGAAACTCTACCTTTTGATAAATCTATTTCAGATATACCATTAATCATATCATTTTCTAAAATCATATTTAAATCTTTATTTTCAATACTTTCAGGTGTTACTTCACCACCAGTGTCTCCACCCGTATCAGTTCCTGTATCACTTAAATCTCCACCTAAGTCACCACCTAAATCACCTCCACCACCGAAGTCTCCCCCGCCACCGAAGTCACCTCCGCCAAAACCTGTATCGGAAGGTTCAGTAACTTCCCCTTCAGGTGCACCACCTTCTCCAGGTTTATTACCGTATAATTTATCTATGTTTGCAAATATTCCTGTTTTAGAAATAGTTTCTGAAGTTTTTTCAAGTTCTGCTCCAACAGCCTTTTCAATTCTTTGTTGTTGTAAATCTAATTTAATTTCTTCATCAGAAAAACCGAGTATATGTTTCTTAGCCCACGAAGAAGATACAGGTTGTATCCCATTACCTGGGTCAGACACTGCGTCACGATACAATTGTATTTTTTGTTGCCATTGTTCAACTTTAAGTAAATCCGCCTGAGTAGATGGATTTGTTAATCCTAAAGTAAAATTATTTAACTCATCTTCAAAACCTAATAAATATAAGTGTATGATAGCAATCTTATTAAGTTCTTGAATCATAGATTTTTGTATTCTATTAATAGTACGTGCAAATCTAATATCTTGTAAAGCTAAGTTTTTACCATCACCAACAACCTCTTCAAACCCTAAAAATGCTTTAGGGACTCTAAGTGCGGTTAATAATTTCTTTTGAATATATTCAATATCTGCTATTTCAGATAAGTTCTGAGCTCCTGGTAAAGTATCAATTGGGTTAGGTGCATTAGCATCTCTAACAGGAATGAAATAATCTTGGTCTACTGCCATTTGATTCATTCTTAAATCAACATTACCGTTATTGGAATCAACTACTTGGTCTCTTTTAAATTTGTTGGCGACTCTTTGTACATATGGTTCAACATCCTTATCATCCATATTACCTACAAACACTTTAAATACTCTTCTTTCAGGTGCTCTTGATGTACGATATACTAACATAGCATCTTCAGAAAGAATTAGTTGTTTCCAAATTCTTCTCGCTTTTTCTAACATAGAAGTACCATAAGGTAATTTACGGTCATCACCTAATAATCTAAAGTGAGCCATCTCCCATGTATTAAGAACCATATCTTTATTTTGCCATAAGAACTTTAATGCGTCGTTCTCAGTATCAGTACTGTTTCTCTCAGGCTTCATCTTCATACCCCTTTCTTGTCGAGTAATTTCAATATTAGGTAATTGTTGACAACCTACAACACCCTTTTCAGGGTCTAACTTTAGGTAGACAAAATTATCTCCATATTTACAAGTATTTCTCGTCCACATAGGTAGGTTAGTACTAATGTCGAGTCTATTGTTAAATAAGTCTCCAAGTACTGATTTAATACGTTTACTTTCTGAATAAATTTGTAATATGTATCCATCTTCATTTGCTGTTGTTGATTCTTCACCGTATATATCTAAAGCTGCAGATATTTCAGGAGTATATTCCATACTCTCATAATCATAAAATGACGCTAATCTTGTAGGTTCGTAATATACTGCTTGTGTATATAGATTATTTTCTATCTTTTGCCATTGTTGACCAAGATATAAAGTTTGTTGTGCTTGTAACCTTTCTCTTTCATACTCCTTTTTATCAGGAGTCTTTAAAAGTTCTTTCTTATCAAACTTAAATGTAGGCGCTTGTTGGTCTAACGTTGAGTCAGGACCGAACACTTTAGTAAGTCGTTGCCATATAGTATAATTTTCTGCCATACTTCTTTTTACATAAATAGTAAGAGTTTTTGAATTAAACTAAATAATTAAAATCTTCCAAATAACCATGAATTATCCTGATAGTCTTGCTTACTAGCCTGTCCGTTTCTTCTATGGTGGTTTATTCCTCCTGGCATAACAGGTATACCTGGATTAAAATCGTTAGAGGTGTTTTTTACAGGAGTTTCATTTACCATCCAACTTTCCATCATTGCTTTAGTTTGTTCAGTCACTTTTTCTAACTGTGTAAATGAATTTTCACCAACATATATCGCCATAGCAATTGCCATAATTAAATCATCATGTTGACCTTTTTGGTGGTCAGGTCTTCCGTTTATATAAACAAACGTATTAAGTTCATTTAATAATCTTGAAGAACGTATCTCAAAATTATGTCTCAAAGCCTCTTCAAATGACGCAACAATCTGAACCCTTTTGTTATTAAAGTTTAACCCCGGTATTTTTTCAAGTGCCTTAGGATTATATTTCCATTTGTTTGCAGTATTTAATCCTTCAACATATAAATTTTTATAACCCAATTCTTGTAGTTTTCTTGATGTTGATACACCCATACCTCCTGTAATATCAATTACAACAAAGGCTGAATACATAGTGGCCCATTTAAATGCAATTTCTGCAATGACATCTGGTGGTACTTTACCTAAATATTCTAAAACCTGTTCTCTTGTTTCAAAATCAATTATAGTAAATGTAGTATAATCTTCACTATCACCACGAGATACATCAATACCCATTATGTACTTATGTCCTTGTACGGGTTCTTTCCATTGCCATAATGAACCCCCAATAAATTTATTCTTAGGTTCTTGTATAAAGTTTTGCTTAATTATTTCAATCGTTGTACTTGGGATGACGTTATCACCTGAACCCAAGAAATTACATTCCAATTCCTGTGAGATTTTTCTCCTATCGAATTTAAGTTTTTTAGCCATTCCTTCGAACCACG